TTAATATCACCAGGAATAGTTAAATTACCATCTGTGTCAAACTCCCAAACTTGATTAGTTTCACTAGGTGTAGTAATTTGTATATTACCATTAGTAGTAGTACGCACATTGTGATCGTCTGTGCCCAAGAAGATACTGGTCACTTCTAAATTGCCTGTGGTCAAGTGTAGGTGGTGCTCACCTTCATATGTAGGTGCGCTACTGTTAATCAGTACTGATTCAGCACCTGTATTATCAGGGTCGTAGTTATTGTCTTCAGGTGACACCCGCACAGTAAATTCATAGTTCTCACTGATTAGTTCATAACCAAAGGAGCCATCACCGAACTCATCTAATACAACTGTGCCCGACTCTGGATTTGCGAGTCCAATACCCTCTGGATAGATCCACCAGTAAAGTGTTTGATCGGCATTGGCCACTGACTCTACATACACATTGTTCAAACTGCTTGCGGACTGTATAATGTTATTGAGGGTTACCGTAATACCGTTTTCTGTATTTGAATAGTTTCCGCCGCCCTTGATCACCAACTTCTGGCTGGCCACTGCTGGCGTTGCTGGTGTAAGTTGAATAGTTGGATTGCTGGTAACGAACCCTTCGGTGATTGTACCGCCAGCAGGTAATGTTAAAGTACCAGTATTGCCCAGGCTAACTGAATACTCACCGTTGACCAAACTGTCGTTGCCATCAGGTGCGTTATATAATGTACCTATTAAGAATCCGCTGACTTCTGTGGTCAGTGTCACTGTGCTGGTGGTGATGTTTTCAGCATTGTCTGTGTTAGCTTTACCAGCGTTGACCACTGTGATATCGCTGGCTGAGTCATCTAAATTGCCTGTGAATGAAGCGGCTGTAAGAGCCCAATTGCCTATTGAGAACAGAGTACCGTTGGTGTCAATCTGTACCACTGTGGCTGTTGGATCCTCGTCGTTTTCAAAGGTACCAAAGCCGCCGCCCAGTAGCACATAATCAGGACTCACAGCAATATTACTGCCGCCAGCATTCTCAAAGAAAATACTACCGGTGAATGTCCAACTGGCGGTATTTTCAATTAGTCGTTGCCATATCACTGATCCAGTAGTGTTGTACTTGGCCACCACCCAAGTGACATCGTTAGTGTCAGGGGTGGATGTTACACCGGTCAAGTATAGGTTGTTGTCAGGTCCTACTACCACGCTGGTGGCAAAGTCAACACAGTCGCCCACTATTCGTCTGCTCCACTGCTTAACACCCGAACTGTTGAACTTGACTAGATTCATTGCTACACCAATTACAGTATCATGATTGCCACACACATAGATGTTGCCATCCGCATCAATGTCAGCATCTGCTCCGCGGCAGCCCTCATTGTCGTCAAACTGCACGGCCTTTTGCCACTGTATTGCTCCTGCGCTATTGTACTTGACAATCAGCATACGGTTGTCAGTATCGTTAGCGGCCGTAGTTTCAACCTTGACTACCATATCGTCTGTGCCGTCTGCTCCGCCAATTGTGGAACCTAACACTGTGCCGAGGACATCGTCTACTTCTCTGCCGCCCACAGTATCAACAATGTTGGTAAATGTAGGGATGCCAGCCGCAAAAGTAAAATCTGCTGTGACTCCATTAAAGTTTATCGAGCCGCCCACGGTCCAGTTTAGATTGCCTTCTAAGTCAGCATACAAATTGTCAGCCGCATTCTGTACTCCAAATGTATCTGTATAACCAATAGTCACTACTTCACCAGTTGGTCCAACTGCCATACCATAGGCTTCATCGTCGCCCTGCCCGTCTAGACTTCTTGACCATATCACTGTGCCGTCTGCGGCATCTACCTTGGTAGTGGCAACATAGTTATCTGTGCCGTTGCTGGCATATCCCACCATAACCGGGTCACCGTCTGAGGCCACATCCACTACCGAACTTTGACTACTGAATCCAAAGTCGTAGATCTTGCTCCATATGACGCTGCCATCAGTGCTGTCAATTTTGGTCAAGGTAGCGTTGACTTGTCCACCCTCGGCCTCTGTCTCGCCTGCCACATATATCGAGTCACTGTCGTTGTCCACTGCCAGCCCCCAACCGTCTGTGTTAAATTCATCGTCAAATCTTGCTGTCCATATCTTGGCGCCTGTGGTGGTGTACTTGCCCACGGAATAATAAGTAGCATTATTATCATCGTTGAAGTGTGAGAACAAGGCAATCACATTGCCCGCGTCATCGTATTCCACACTGATTGCTATTACTACAATGTCAGTTGGAGCACCGTTTTGAGTTTCAAATGTCTGTACCCAAACATTACTATTACCTGCGCCACCGCCCAAAACTGAGTTACCTTCACTGTCTAAGATGTCACCACCTGGAGGTAATGTTAGATTTCCATCCTCACCAAACTGCCATCTTCGCAGTGTTGAGTCACTTAGGTTGATGTCAATGTTGATGTTGCCTTCACTAAGGATATCGCCGGGGACAGTTAAATTACCATCTTTACCAAAACTCCAAAGATTTGTCGCATCTGTACCAATCTGTACACCCACGTTGGTCAAAGTTGAATCATAGGGTAACTTGACATAGTTAAAGTCATCACCAAAGAATAGATCTACAGTGGTAGGGTCATCACGCATGATGTGGAAATGACTTGATTGGGTAGGAACACATTGTTCAGGAGTATTACCAAACAATACTGTTCCACGGTCGGTGGTCAATGCGATACCTTGGGTACTGTCACTGCCTCCGATCTGTTGTCCACCAGGTAATGTTAAATTACCATTATCTAAAAATGTCCAACTTGCTTGATTGCCTATGCCAATTTGGACTCCGTATGTATCGTCTTCGTTTTCAATTGGTGTAAGGTTAAAATAGTTTTGTTCAGTGTTGGTGTTGCGTACTAGTAACTGCCCAAACTCTCCAAAGAATACTGTCCAGTTATTGTTGATTAACCTATCAGAGTATGCTGAAGTTTGAACACTGGCGTCTGCGAATGTGATAGAATTAACATCAAGGTCAGTGTCTGGTGGTGGTTGAACTAGAGGAGCCGCATCAACCCACTGATCGCTGTACTTGATATAGAGTCTGCCTTCTAGTGTGTTGAACCATAAGGTGCCATTGGCTGCTGTGGGTGCTGTGTCCTGGCGGACCACTGTGCTACTACTGCCACTACCTAGCACACTGGCACCGTTGCTGTCCAAGATGTCTCCGCCTGCTGGTAGTGTTAGATTGCCATCGAGGCCAAATTGCCAAATAGATTGGTTTGCTGTGCCGTAACTTGTGCCGATTTCAACATACAAATTATCGTTTATCTGTATATATTGCTGACCGTCTTGGCTGGAAACACCGCCAGTACCGTTGCCGGGTGTTACAAACCAACTGTCGTTGTTGATGCCACCCGGGCCACCTGGATAATTTGATATTAGGCCACCAGTTGGTAATTCTAAATTGCCATCCGTGCCAAAGGTCCAACCGTGAGCAGTAGGAGTAGGACCACTGTAGGTATATATTTGAATATCTTTGTCAACAGCACCGCCTATGATAAATGCATCTGTTCCGTCAGCGGTGGCAATTGTGGTGCCTTGTGGGAATGTTAATGCACCACTGTTGTTAAATGTCCAAGTATGAGCATCTGTACTGTATTTTGTGGCAATAGTAGCGCCATCGTTGTCAACCCATACCCATGAATCTTCATCAGCACCTTGCGGGCCTGCTGTGATACCAGCATAGTTGCCTGCTACGGTTTTTAGTGTAGCACCGTTGATAATGCTTTGATCTGGCAATACTACAACACCACCATTGGTGACTTCCAGTACATACAGGTTGTTGAGTCCCTGGTTAGGATTTTCATTGTACAGTTTGCTGGTGGTAATCTTTCCATCATCTAATGAGTCAGTAAAGCCTAGGCCAAAGTCTGTGATAGATAATCCGCCACCACCTAGTACACTAGCACCACTGCTGTCTACAATATCGCCGCCTGGGGGTAGTCGTAGTCTTGTGGTGTCATCAACGAATTCAAATTTAAAATCGCCACCGCCACTAATTTCAATATGAGCACCAGCGTTGTCAACCCATACATAGTTGTTGTTGCTTTCTATCTGTGCGAACTCACTGCCAACGACATTGGCCTCAGAAGATTCTAATCTAATGTTTTCCGTTGAAGTAATGTTGACATCGAGCCCATCACCGTAGATAGTGAGTTCGTCATCGTCAGTGTCAATTTCGATGCGAGATTCTCTATAATATCTAAACTCGATACTAGTTACCGTAGTAGGATTTTCGGGAGGTGCCGCATTGATATACAATGTAACATTGCCGGGGCTTCCTGTGCTACCGTCGAATGCAATAAATTCTCCACCGTTGACGGAAATTGTAATATTGACAGCACCAGCCAAACCATCGTCGGCAAAGGTTGCGAGATCACTAGCACTAGTAAATGCTATTTCTCCTGTGCCGCCTGTGCCAGTCCACACCGCTGAGGCCCAGCCGCCCGCAAATGTTTCGGACTGTTGATCGCCTCGTGCTCGCATTGTTGCTAGGCCATTGTTTGGATCTAGTCTAAAGTAGGCTCGAAGGGCATCGTCGTCGTCTTTGGATTCGAGTTGGAAGACTGCTCCTGGGTCCGCAATAATCTTGTTATTTTCAAATGTAATATCACCAGTGTTGGCATTGCCGCCTGGTTCACCACGTTCGCCAGTTTCACCTTTTTCACCTTGAAGTCCAGGTGCTCCATCATTGCCTGCTGGTCCTTGTGGTCCTTCTGCTCCATCAGCGCCTGCATTGCCTTGTGGTCCCTGTGGCCCAGTTGGACCTGCAGGTCCTTGTGGTCCAGTTGCCCCTGTGGGTCCAGTTGCCCCTGTAGGTCCTGCTGGTCCCGTAGCGCCTTGTGCGCCAGTAGCGCCAGTAGCGCCAGTTGGTCCAGCAACCCCTTGTGGTCCTGTATTGCCAGTATCGCCTTTTTCCCCTTGTGCGCCTGTAGCGCCAGTAGCGCCTTGTGCGCCTGTGGGTCCCGTAGGTCCTGCTGGGCCAGTATCGCCAGTATCGCCTTTTGCACCAGCTGCTCCAGTGGCTCCCGTAGCACCCTGTGGTCCTGTAGCCCCCGTAGGTCCCTGTGGTCCTGTATCTCCTTGATCGCCTTGTGGACCCACAATAGGTCCTACATTATTCCATTCAGCATCTATCAAGTTCCAAAACCACAGACTACCGTCTGCATTAGTTTGTCGAGTTTGTTCTAAAATAAATGTTCTATTATAATGACTGACTTGTCCAGGGTTGTTGAAATCTCTTAGTTTTAAAACTCCGTCAGTTGGAACAGATATTGTGATTGATTCGCCTTGATACGGAACATATAGTTGTTGACTTGTTGCAATGTCTGGAGTTGTCCCATCTAATGTATAAAGTAAATATTGTCCTAGTGGATCAGTATCGCCTTGTCCGACATTTATTAATTTAAATGCGATTACATTTGCATCTAAAGTCGGAGTCCATACAGGTGTATCCGCGTATCCAATCCAATCAAATAAATGTGGGGCTGATTGGATTACTGGAGTAAGACCATCACCTGTGGTAACAATCCAACCGTGTCCGGCAAAGTCTGCTGGGTTTACTGGTGCCGCAGGTAAATCTGCTATTGTTGCCTTGGTACCTTGTAGTGTTACTGAAACACCTTGTGCGCCAGTATCGCCTTTTGCTCCCGCAACTCCTTGTGCGCCAGCAGGCCCTGTAGAGCCTTGTGGTCCGGTATCGCCTTGTGGTCCGGTCGACCCGGCAGCTCCAGCAGCACCACTTGGTCCCGTAGGTCCCGTAGGTCCTTCTGGTCCTGTAAGTCCGGTATCGCCTTTTGCGCCTGTGGTGCCTTGACTTCCCGTAGCACCTGTAGGTCCCGCTGGTCCCGTGGTTCCCTGTGCGCCAGTAGCACCTGTGGCGCCTGTAGGCCCTGCAACTCCTTGTGGTCCTGTGGGTCCTGCTGGTCCAGTAGCACCTTGAATACCCTGCGGTCCTTGTGGCCCTGCTTCGCCACCGCCTGAAAACAACTGCCCGTCAACATATAAATCGCCGTCATCGGTGACTGTTAAGGCAGCGTTAATTCTTAATGGAACATTGTTGATGTATATGGTGTTGTTGCTGACATACAGACTCTTCCACATTTGAGTAGGACTACCAATGTTTCCACCTAAGTTTGTGCTGGGTAATATGTCCCCACCCACAGTCAAGTTGCTGGTTATGGTAGTTGCTTGATCGATAGTGATTGCTGAACTATCAGTAGTGCTCATCACACTGCCCGTAAACTCAAATGCTCCCAGGTTTAAAGCACCAACGTCTAGCCCTAGTGCAGTGTATAATTCTGTGAAGTTAGCATTGATCTTTTGAAAGGCGGCCCGTAAACTGTCTCCGCGATTGTCGTTAGGTGATGTTCCTACATTGATTGGTTGTTTAGCCATTGTTGTTCATTCCACTAAGTTTGCGTATGCGTTCTAATTCGGAGTCATCGCCCTGCTTGCTCATAAAGCTCACGATTCGCGAGCCAGCTCTAGCAGGCGAATAAAGAGGGGTACGTCCAGTTTGATTATATCCATAGTTGTATATTTATCGGTTAAATAACATTACTATGATTAACAAAGCGCCCTTTAACACCCTACTTAAAGACATGAAAGACACGGGCAGATACCGTGTGTTCAACGATATTATACGTGAAGCAGGCAAGTTTCCCAACGCCATGTGGTACGGTCCTTACAATATCAAGAACATTGTGAACTGGTGTTCAAACGATTATCTAGGCATGGGTCAGCATAAAGTGGTTCTAGATGCCATGCATACTGCGCTAGACCACACAGGAAGTGGTAGCGGAGGCACTCGCAACATAGGCGGTACCAGCCACTATCACGTGGCGCTAGAACACGAGCTGGCCCTGCTACACAACAAGGCCAAGGCCCTGTTATTTTCATCAGCCTATGTGGCCAACGAATGGACCTTGATTGCTCTGGCCAAGATCATTCCCAACATACATTTTGTTTCAGACAGCGAGAATCACAACAGCCTAGTGATAGGCATGCGTCATAGTCGAGCAGCAAAAAGCATTTTCGAACACAACAATCTAGCTGATCTAGAAGACAAGTTAACCAGTATACAACTCACAGGCAATGTGCCCTGTATTGTGTTTGAGTCAGTCTACTCAATGGATGGCGATGTAGGGCATATCAAAGAGATCTGTGACCTAGCTGATAAGTACGGTGCCATTACATATATCGACGAAGTACATGCGGTAGGACTCTATGGTCCCCACGGTGGTGGGAAAGTTGAAGAGCTTGGGCTACAATCCCGTATTGACATAGTCAATGGTACATTAGGGAAAGCCTATGGAGTCCAAGGTGGCTATATAGCTGCCGATGCTGAGATCGTCGATGCCATCCGTTCAGTAGCTGCTGGCTTTATCTTTACCACATCAATGAGTCCTGTGAGTTGTGCAGGTGCATTGGCTGCTGTAAAGTATCTCAAAGACCATAATGAACTACGCGAGCAACATCAAGAACGTGCCCGTAAACTAAAGTATAGATTGATCAAAGCAGGTATACCTGTCATGGAATGCTCAACCACGCACATCGTACCTGTGTTAGTGGGAGAAGCCAAAAAGTGCAAGGCCATGAGTGATGCGCTGTTAAATGATCACAACATCTATGTGCAGCCAATTAATCATCCTACGGTTGCAGTAGGAACAGAACGATTACGTTTTGCTCCAACGCCATTCCACGATGACGGCATGATTGAAGATCTAGTTATGTCTCTCAAAGACGTTTTTAATAGAACCTACTAGTCTTTAGATACTGGCAGTATTCTTTAATGCCCTGCCAGGGTTCGTAGAATAAATCAACATCGACTCCCGCAAGCGCCAGCTTGCTAGTATCAGCTTTGGTATCCAGTTGATACTGTGCTTTGAGATCATCGGGCATGGGGATAGAGCATTTGACACCTGTACCACATTCATTGATCACAATGTTGGCAATACTGTCAAAGTCCACACTGGCTCCTGTGCCTAGATCATAGATGCCGGGTGTGTAGTTTTTCACAAAGTGATAGATGGTACTGGCCACATCCTCTACCCATATGAAGTCTCTACGATAGTTCATGCTGTTTTCAAATATGTTGATCTTGCCGTCTGTTTGTATTTGATTGTACCAATGCATTATGGTACTGGCCATACGACCCTTGTGATACTCGTTGGGTCCGTAGACGTTGAACAATCTCAATACCACTCCTGTAATCTCTTGTTCACTGACCTGTTTGCTGAAAGCATATTGATTGAGTGGTCCTGTACCATTGCCATAGACTGCGGCTGAACTGGTAAAGATAAAAGGGATGGCATGTTCCAAACAAAAGGCATTCCACATACGAGTTGACAGCACATTACTTTTATAGATAGATGGCCAGTTGCGTTCCAGTGTGCTAGAGTTGGCGCCAATGTGAATCACTGCGTCAATGTCTTTGGGATTGAATGTGGTCTTTTCAAATGTAGAGTGCGGATGTATGCTTTTGAACCGCTTGCCCACAAGATTGCGATACTGCGTTTCATTTAGCAGATCATCAAACAAGACAACATCAGAGATACCCTGCTTGTTAAGATAGCCCAACATCACGCTGCCAATAAAGCCGCCGGCACCTGTTAATACAATCATAGTATTTCTTCCATCGTAGGAGCATAACATCCAACATGCTGAACTGTGATAGCGGCAGCTTGGTTGGCAAAGTCCATGGCTCTTTTTATATCTTTGGTATGTAGGTAGTTGTAGACAAGTGCGGCAAGAAAGGTATCTCCTGCGCCTGTAACATCTACAACTTCTACTCTTGGTGCTTTAGAACTATACTTGTGATGAACAGCATCCGCACCTTTGGCACCACGTGTAACAATTAACCCACTGCACTCGCTTTTGATTTTACTGTATTCCAATTCATTGATCTTTACCCATGCACCTTGCATACGTTCTAGATCTATTTTCTTAGTATCGATAAAGATAGGAATACTCAGTGCGATCAGTTCTTCTATAAGTTCGTAGCTAACTGTTCCTTTATTGTAATCACTGACTACAACAGCATCATAAACATTGGGAATATCTGTTTCGAATGTCAACGGATCAGATACAATGTCATTGTCAATACGCACAATCTGTTGTTGACTACGTTGATCGATTAATCTAGTCTTTGTACTTGTTTCGCCGAAAAGATAGTTTACTTCACAGCCCAATGCCTCTAGATTGTTAAACACATTACCTGCCATACCATCACTTTCTTCTGCATATGTAGGCACAAATACAGGCACAGGTGCTTCTGGGCTTAGCCTATCAATAGTCCCGTACTGGTAAATGTCTTTACAGTTATCGCCTATGAGCAATATCTTGAATTTTGTTTGTGGTTGAGTAGTTGCCAAGTCTGTCATAAAATTTTATCTCTTTGCAGTATTCTGCACCTATAATAGGCTTACCACGATAGTCGCTACCTTTAACCATAACATCGGGTTCGAAGTCTTTGATCAATTTAATTAACTCTTCATCGGAATCAAATGTTTCTACACGATCTACTGACTTTAGAGCAAACAACAAACTACAACGTTCGTATTCGTTGTTGATCGGTCTATCATTGCCTTTCAATTGTTTTATTCTACGATCACTATCTGCTAAAACTAACACGTAGCTATTGGGCAAACTTCTAGCATAATCTAACAGTCTCAAATGCCCTAAATGTATAATGTCAAAGGTTCCATTAACTACAACCCGTGTCATGCAAGCGACTCCACAAACTGTGCTAGGTTGTCAAATATAATTGTGCGCTGTTTGATCTTTCTATAGGTAAATTTTTGTAATTCTTTTTCAGTTTCTAAGCCATAGCCAGTCCTTACCAACACTGGTCGAGCACCTATATTCATGGCTGCTTTAAGATCTTTCATCTTGTCGCCTACATAGTAGCCGCCTTTGAATTTGATATCCTTAACGTCAGCTTCACATTTTTTAAACATGCCCACATTGGGTTTGGCAAACGGATCTTCTCTACGACTGCTGGCACTGTAGTAGATGCCGTCAATTGAAAAGCAGCCTGCTTCGCCTAACAGTTTCAGCATGTGCTCATGCACAGTGTCCACATCTTGTTGGGTGTAAAGACCTTTTTCAATGCCACCTTGATCAGTGATCACTGTGATCTTATAGCCTTTACGCCTGAGTTCAGCTATAGCGTCAATACTGCCTGGAATGGGGTCAAAGTCCTCAACCTTGAAGCAGTAGGTGCCTAGGTCTCGGTTGATTACTCCATCACGATCAAGCCCTACCACACATTTTGTGCGGAACTCTCCACCTACCCAAGATATCTTAGGTTGGTTGTTCTTCGGTTGGTTTAACGGCTGCAACTTGACTGTCTCCTGGAATGATTCTGTAATTGTCTTCTACTGAGTCTGCTGTGCTGACTTCAAATACCATTGAGTTGGGTTTGAGTGCAATCAACTGATGCGGCATCATTGGCGGATTGCGCCACGTGTCACCTTCTTTGAGAATTTGTTCTTTGTAGGTGGCAGTGGTAGTGTCGCACCAGATTAACTTGAACTCGCCTGCGTTTACAAACCAAGTTTCATCTTTTTCTTTGTGAAAGTGCATACTAAACTTGGCACCTACCTTTTCAAATACTAAGATTTTGCCTGCGTACTTGTCATTGGTGGCCCATATAATTTCGTAGCCCCACCCTTTGTCTTGTTTACCTTGTAGTTGTGTCATTATCTTTTCTCAATGATTTTGTCAATGAGTCCATATTCTAGTGCTTCTTCTGCTGACATAAACGTATCACGATCCATGTCACGTTCAAACTCAGCATAGGTCTTACCTTTGGTATTGTGCTTGACGTACAGTTTGGTCAAGATGTCTTTCATCTTGGTGATTTCTTTGTATTGAATTTCAATGTCGCTCTGCATGCCACGAGCACCGCCGCTGGGCTGATGAATCATGTGGCGGGCATAGGGCAACATATAACGCTTGCCTGCCGTACCTGCTTGTGCTAGGAATGAACCCATTGAACAGGCCTGTCCCATAACATAGGTAGCCACATCACATTTGATAAACTGCATGGTATCGTAGATGCTCATACCGCTTGTGATAACACCACCGGGACTGTTAATGAACAGTGAAATCTCTTTGTCTGGATTTTCTGATTCCAAAAATAACAATTGTGCCACAATAGTATTTGCCATCATATCTTCTACAGGGCCGTTCAACATAATAATACGTTCTTTGAGCAAGCGGCTGTAGATGTCATAGGCCCGTTCCCCTTTGGAAGTTGACTCAATGACCATTGGTACTAAATTCATCGTAAATCCTTTTAATTAATAAGAAATCTAAGTATAGCAGCTAACCCTGTCTAGGTCAACTTCAATCTTAGTTATCTAAAAAAACATTGACTAATTATAGTTTTGATTGTACACTAGTTGTTCTTTGATTAAATACACGTATTATGACCACCTTAGTACTTAACGCAGACATGCAGCCATTAAGCCTATTACCCCTCAGCACCATAGACTGGCAGGAAGCCATTCGTTACATTGTGTTGGACAAGGTTAAGGTTTTGGAATGGCACGAAGATTGGATCGTGCGATCTGCACGTTGGGAAACTCGCGTGCCTGCTGTGATCATGTTGAATTCTTATCAAAAACCCAAACACACTATGAGGCTGAGCAAACGCAATATATTTCTGCGTGACGCCTATGCCTGTCAATACTGTGGAATAGAAGTGGCGGAATCTTTGGCCACTTTGGATCATGTGCTGCCTGTGAGCAAGGGCGGCAAGACCACTTGGGAAAACTCAACCACTGCCTGCAAGAGCTGCAACTACAAGAAGGCGGCACATGTGGGCAAGATGAAACCAAAAGTCACACCCTACAAGCCTACATTTTGGGACCTTGTGGCCAAACGTAGGGTCCGAGGGTATCATCTACAGCATCCTAGCTGGGCAGATTATTTAGGTTGATTTATTTTTCCTAGTGTAGTACACTAGGTAAATACTCTTGCGAACATTACAATACAGTACGGTATTGTTGACGCATTGCGAAAATTGATATAAAGGAGAAATATTATGCCGCAACTTATTACAGCAACCATCACCCCCCAAGAGTTTCAAACTCTATTCGGATTTCCAGAACCCAGCGGACTTTTTAACGATGCCCAATTTCGTTTAGTGATAAACAAGTTTGGACGTTGCTACTGGCTATTGGCCTGGGATAATCTGCAAGGTCCTAGATTTAGTGGAGTCAATGTTTACTATCAGGGCAACAATTCTAGACTAATAAGATCCATCTATCCAACAGCACGTCGCATCATTGACGTGGGTGCTAACATTGGTAATAACACCATTGCCTACGCAGAATGGGCCGATGATGTGGAATCATTTGAGCCCACTCCTACCACATTGACCATGCTCAAAGCAAATATTGCCATTGCTCAGCAGAGCAATCTGCATGGTATCTATTGGCAAGGTAATGTATGGAATGGTGCAATCCATCGAGATCCTAACCAAGCTGTAGGTTGGTTTGTCTGGAAGGGGATTCCTCAGAGTATGAACATAGCTGGTAACATCACGGTTCACGAAGTGGCACTTACTAATAGAAATATTGGTACTATTGGCATTCAGGATCATCCAGAACACGGGGGTCACAACTTTGCTGTCTACAACGACAAACAGATTAAAAAGTCTCAACACGTGGTCAATGTTCCTGCAAGAACCATAGACAGCTACAAATTTGATGACGTTGATGTTATCAAGATTGATGTGGAAGGCAGCGAGCTATTTGTGATAGAAGGCGCTGACGAAACTATCAAGAGATGCAGGCCTAGTGTGCAGGTTGAGATTGTTCCAAAGCAATGTGCTCAATACGGATATCAACCTCAGGATCTATATGACTATTTTGCCAAATTGGATTATGTCTGTGTCTGCGCTGTGAGAAGACCAGCTAATGCGGAGCAGAAGGCTCTAGGTTTACATTTTGGTAAGGACATTGGTATGACACATCAACAGATTCCAAAGTACATGGATAGACTGTTTGTGCCACGTGAGGTGCATGATGCCACAGTTGCACTAGGTAACTATGGTGCAATAAAGCAGGCAGATAATCAATTTGAATCTCTGTTTGATTTTGGTTAATTGATTGGTTGACAAATAACCCTAGCTGTATTATACTATAGCTAGGGTTTAATTTTTACACACAGAAAGGCAATCAAATGGCGACAGCAAACACATTCAATCCTGTAGAGAAAGAACATCACTTCCGTAGTTTCGGTACTTGGCTAAGTGACGTAACCAAAGTTATTCCTACAGACAAATCAACTATCAAACGTCGACTACAAGATTTCAGTGAGGCAGAACTTGATGCACATATGGATAAGCACAAGGTTTTAGCTGAGTTACCGATCAATAAAGAAAACGAAAATCTTCAACGAGTTGTTGAAGAAGTCCTTACACACTATAAATCAACAGGAGTCCTTGACGGAATACTGTTACCGTTCGAGGAACGTAAGAGTCGATTAAAGGGCGTAGAAAAACTTCCTATTCGAGACATTTGGTTGAACTACGGTGAAGACGGACAAGGGGGACAACGTAATCCTAAACCCCGTCACATTCTACAAATGTTGCGTCGATGGGACGTAGATGGTCTTACCTGCGGCAATGCTCGAATCGATCCTACAGATAATCGAGTGTTTGTTAACGAAGGACAACAACGTAGCATTGCAGGTTGTATTGTAAGTCGAACAGAATTCGCATACGAAGTATTACCTAGCTCAGACGATATCGACGATCTTCGTCAGTTCAAACGTGAGAATCAAGGCAAGCTTCGTGCTACTGAAGTAGAACTTGCACTTAGCGATGCATTGGTTGTTAAGAAAAGTCTTGAAGATTATTGTATTAAAAAGAAAATCGACATCACTGAAATCAGTTATGCAGAAGTTTGTAAACAGATGCAACTCAGCAAAAGTGATGACGAGTTTGTTAACTTTAAAATTTTCAATGAGCTCAGTCTAAAGAGAAACTTCCGTATGGTCAATGACGAGAACAAGGAAGAAAAGAATCTCAAAGGAGCTTGTTCTAATATCAGTCAGCTCAAAGCAATCTTTGAAACCACAGCATACAGCGACGATGTTCTGACTCTTGCTCTTGATTGGTATGAATACATTTGGCCGTTGAAGAGATTAGAAACTGCTGATCTAATTGGGTTAGTTGAAACAATTTATTTTAATAAGGATTGGATCTTTGAAAAGGATTTTGACAAAGACCTGTTCCAGGTTAAATTAATGAATGCTTTGCGTGAACAATGGCCTAACAAGACCAGTGGCAAGGGTTCTACTCCTGCTTGGCGCCAGATTCAAGATGAGATGAGTGAACAGTTTCCGTATAAGACCAAGGAGGATAAAGAAAAGAATGTTAAGTTCTATTCTGTAGACTCTACACGTATCGCAAAACATATGTGGATCGCTCAAGGGTTTTATTCTGTTCTTAGCCAGCGTCTGCCAAAGGAATATGCGATGCAATTAATACAACCTCATTCCGTTGAAACTAAATTGTTATTTCCGTTAACAATGCCTGTGATTAAAAATGCTTAAACACACAGAGCTAATCAATCAACTGATTCGACAGCGTCAGCTTCAAACTGGCGCTGTGTTTGATCGAAAGACCTATTGGTGTGCAGCTAGTTACAGAAAGGTTGCAGAAACCAGCGACCTACGTTACGACTATGCCTATTCTATTATGAAGAAGTGGTCAGGCGGCACTTCTGAGCAATGGGTCGAAAAGATGCCTGTCAGCTTTAGAGGTTATTTGTTAGATTACGGTCGAGGTGCAAACAAAATGATTAATCAATATAGAGATCTTGATCCAGAGATCATCTACGAATATGATTACTTTCATACTGTTAATGCAGATCATATACTGCCAAAAAGTTACGGCGGACAATGGACGTTTGAAAATTGTATTATTCGTCCGAAAGTAGCAAACATCATACGTCAAAACTTCAACGACGAAACCCTTAAAGAAGCCCTACTAATTACTGCAGATAGTTACAATATTTCTCTTGACATGTCAACCACTTGATGTTACAATATTAGCATTGTAACAGATTAGAAACAGACTTATGATTGATCTCTCAAACCTACCATCAGTAACCTTTGACCTAGGTAAGTGTCTGCATGCCAGTGAAATCAAGGGCATGATGAAAAAACTTGGCGTCAAGTACTATTGCTATGCTTTTATCTATAACAGCACCGTGATGAAATATGGACAAAGTGCCGACAATGATTGGATTCGTGGCAGTTTTGGTGAAAGAATATACAGGCAAGCGTTTCAAATTCCAGGATGGCCTACCAGGCCCAGTGTGAAGAGTGCTGGCTGCGATATGCTTGATGTGATAAAGAACTTTCCAGGTATCAATAAAAATAATGTGTGTATCAAGATTTGGGACATGACCAATTATCCACTCGCGGTACAAGATGATCCTAGACACGAAGTCACACAACTTGAAGACCAATTTTTGGATGCACACATCAAACAATATGGATCGTTGCCCTTGGGCAACCTGCGAGATGAAAGCCACATTAGACGTAAATCAAGAGTCACCGATCAGCATTTCAATTCAATTTTCGACAGCGAATAACAAATGACTTGACAAAGTCGAGAAATCACTGTATAATATATATTTACACACAGGAGCCGACCGTGAGAACACAGCCCGAAACAGTGATTCAACAACTTGAAGCTGACAACAGCCGTTTAAGCAAAGAACAGATTCTAGATATGGCAGCTAAAGAAGGACTCACAGAGTTCTTTGAAGGCTTGCGTATGGCACTAGATGGCTTATATACGTTTGGCGTCAAGCAAGTACCTATCAAAGAACAAGACGAAGGACAGGGTCTCAGTTGGGACAACTTCCTTGAACTAGCAGACAGTCTTTACCGTAGACGTCTTACAGGCCATGCAGCCAAAGATGCCATTGAGTTGGCAATGAATGTTGCCACCAAAGCACAATGGAACGATTGGTACCGTCGCATTCTTATTAAGGACATGCGAGCAGGCTTTAGCGAAAAGACTGTGAACAAGGTACTAAAGATACATGAAGGCATTGCTCCTGTTCCTGTATTCGAAGTTATGTTGGCGCACGATGGTGCCAATCACGATAAGAAAATTACAGGCAAGAAACTACTCGAACCCAAATTAGACGGAGTTCGTGCTATCACTGTAGTTGACTTTGAAAGTCGTACTGCCACAATGTACACACGCAATGGCAAAGTTCTAGATAACTTTGGACACATAACAGCCTATCTAGAAAAACACATGGATGAGATTGGTCGTTCATATGTGTTAGACGGCGAAGTTGTCAGCAATTCATTCCAGGATCTCATGAAACAGGTCCATCGTAAATCAGATGTGCAGGCACAAGATGCACGTCTATGTTTGTTCGATGTTGTTCCACTTGTGGAGTTCAAAGCTGGCAAGAGTGTGATGGGACAGCGTCGACGTTCTAAGTTCCTCAAAGAGAATTTTAACAATCTGTTTGGTGATAGTGGGTGTATTGAAATCATTCCGCAGATTGAAGTTAACCTAGATGAGTTTCTGGGTGAGATCGAATACAAGGACTACAACAAGAAAATGGTTGCCGAAGGCTTCGAAGGCATTATGATCAAAGACCCAGAGGCAAAATATGAATGTAAGAGATCTGTTTCGTGGCTCAAACAAAAGCCTTTCATTGAAGTTTCACTCACGGTCCGAGAAGTGGAAGAAGGTACTGGACGAAATGTTGGGCGTCTTGGTGCATTTGTCTGCGAGGGTGTGGACGACGGTAAGTCGATTGCTGTCAATGTTGGCAGTGGTTTTAGTGATAGTGATCGTGGTTCTTATTGGGCGGAACGTGATACAGTGGTGGGGCAGGTAGTTGAAGTACGTGCCGATGCTGTCACACAGAATCAGGACGGTACATATAGTCTGCGCTTTCCTCGCTTCCTACGATTCCGTGGATTTATTGCAGGGGAGAAGATCTAATGAAAGAGATTCTAGAATTTATTAGTTGGCAATGGCGCAAATGGGAAATCTGGCAAAAAGGCTACATTATTGGTGCTTTCTTTCTAGGTGCTGGTGTTGTTGCACCTAGGCCCTATGACATCTATCTATTTGCTATTCCTATGATTATACTGTTCCTTTGGTGCAGTAAATGGATGGTATGGGATCAGCTCAAAGACAGTTGGACCAAATACAAAACAGAAAAACAAGAACTCTTTACCACAATCAAGGACAGCCACAAATGAATATCAAATTTTACTCAGATGATCCTGCGGTTGTAGAGTTTTTTCCTGTACAGCCGGCCAACAAGGTAGTACCAGAATGGTACAGAGATCTAGATCTCTGGAAGAAGAATCAGTTTCCCGGTAAAGGGATGCCTACCATAAAACACTGCATGCCTGTGCAAGACATGATTATGTCTGGATATATTATTTTCAACACCTATGAACTAATTTTACATCCAGAGAAAAAAGGCAGGCATGAAGATTTCAAAGTCAGTGTGCCACATGTACCTTATATAGGCGGACATAATCATGAGCAGTGTCCTGTAGCTTTAGAAGGCACCTCCAAACAGTATTTCAAAATTGCTCAACCGTGGCTGATTCGAACTCCACCTGGATACAGTTGTTTGATTGTACAACCGTTTTATCAGTTTGAAGAACGCTTTCAATTGTTCCCGGCCATTGTTGATACAGACACACATGACTTGTCTACCGAGCTTCCCGGATATCTTACCAGCGACAAAGAAGTTAAAATCAACCCCGGCGATCCGCTGGTACAGGTGATTCCTTTCAAACGAGATTCATGGGAAATGAGCTGTGAATTCCAAGCAAAAAAACGCAGTAAGCTAGAATTTTTCTTGGGTGGTGCGTACCGTAAGATATTTCACAACAAGAAAGAGTTTAAATAATGAGCTATGATTTCACAGAGTTAAACAAGATAGTGTCTACCTGGGTTCAAGATGATGCCATAACAAGATACAACTTTCACGAACCCAAGTCCAACAACATTGTGTGTAATGTAGGCGCAACAGAAATGTTGAGAGTGGCTGAAGATGGATTTTATGTTCGCGGTGTTCGAGTAGAAGCCGACGATCGAGAAGCGGCCACAGTTTATGAAGCCTTCAAAGAGTTCCTAGTGTGGGGCAGATTGAGCAGAGAATGAAAACCGATCCCAACAAATTTTGGACAGTGCTCAAAGGTGCAGAACACTACTGCCATAAACTAGCCGAAGAGATGCAGGCCGTGCATGGTAGACAGCAGAAGTTTCATCGTAAGGTAGATCAATCAATTTATTTTATTATGGAGAATTTTGCAGATCAAGAAGTAGTCAACTGCATGCATACTTGGTTAAAGATATATGGCCTGCCTATAGATCCAAATCGATTGGCATCATATGATGACTTTCATGCCAAATACGGTGTAGGACTAATACTTGGCGACAATGATAGTTTGTTAAAAAATATAAAACCCTATTGACTTTTTTCTAATAAGACTGTATAATATACATATAGCAACAAAGAAAGGCTGATATGAGTGGTTGGAATACAATTCAAAGAATCAAACGCATTGAAGAAGCTATAGACAAACTTGGCTTCAAGTTCAGCAAGAGCAAACACAGCGATTGGACAGAGGATCACGGTGCTCTCAGTCTTGTACCAAAGGATCACGATGCATTACCAATTTATAATCGTGATGCTGAACTGTTCGTGGGCAGTCTTGAACGACTAGAAGATTGGTTGGCAGGAGTACGCTGGGCACGTGATTACGATGCAATGTTGCGTGTCAGCGATGATGTTAAACGTGCTCGTAAAGAGCAAGACGTGCGTAATAGAAGTCTATTAACAAAAATTAAGGAATCAAAATGATCACAATGAAAGAATGGATGGAACTGGTCGACTACAAGATTACTGAAGGTAGTGATTACACGTGGTCCTGTTATGGCCCTAATGCCTATACATTAGACTCATGGAACGGTGTTCACGGCGCAGGTGGATACAGTTTTAGCATTGTGTTTAGTACCAAAAGCCAAAAGGTCTATGAAGTCAGCATGTGCGATTACACCAATGACCGTGCTTATCGCATGATCAATCCTAAAAATGTTGAAAAACATCACAAGGAAGCCCAGCATAGAAGTGTGCTTGAAAATCAAGCATGGGATGATGTCGACTATGTAGATCTTGATGTTGTTGATGACTTCATTCAAAAGGCTCTGGCTATCAAGGCCGGTGAACCCTATGATACTCGAGTGTTGGTACCTATAGACTTCACAGAAGAAGAACTCCTAACCTATATGAAGATAGCACATGAACGTGACATCACATTCAATCAATTGATTGAAGACGCTCTTCGAGAAGCTATTGCCAAGCATACACCAGAGCTCAATGCTTGGCCCTTTGATAACGAGGAAGAGTCGATTAAATAATCGATGAAACTGTTAGTTGTCTTGTTATTGCTGATCAACACAGCCTGGGCTCGTAATGAGCCCAGTGTGCTTTTGTATGATAACACCACAAACACAGTTTTGCTTGCAGAGCATACACAACAGGTAAGGCCTATGGCCAGTATTACCAAGGTAATGACGGCCATGACCTATCTAGACCTAGGACAGGATCTAGAAGCCAAGATAGAAATATATCGAGGTGTTAGTGGTGTACTGTTAAAGAAACAGCATTATACCCGTAGAGAGCTATTGATCGCCATGTTGGTTCGCTCAGACAACTCTGCTGCCGAAACACTGGCCCGTGATCATCCCAATGGTAGACATGCCTTTATGACTGCCATGAATGCCAAGGCACAACAGTTGGGCATGGCCTACAGCCATTTCGATGATCCCAGTGGCCTTAGCCAAAAGAATGTGGGCACAGTCTTGGACATCATGCACATGCTCAAGGCTGCAACTACTATAGACTTTATTCGTCAGACTAGTATTATTCAAAAGACTGAAATTGCTGTCAAGGATCGCAAGAAGCCTGTTAAGATTATCATTCAGAATACCAATATAGGCCTGCTGGAAGAGTTTAATACCATTGTACTCAGCAAGACAGGGCTAACTAACCCTGCAGGATGGTGTGTGAGTCTAGTGTTGGAAGAACGTCATAGGCAGTTCATATTGGTTGTGCTGGGTGCTCCCAGCAAGGATGCTAGAAAGAAAATAGTGGAACGTGTGGTGTTTTCAAATCTTCGTGAGTTGAATTGATTTAGTGGCCAGTATGTCAAAGCTGTTTCTGCATATGTCTAACTTGCAAGTTCTAGGGTGGGTGGGCCAAACTATGTTATGCTCTTTGATATTGCCCATGAATCCGCCTTGTCTACAGTGCCCTCTATAGACTCTGCCCCAAGCATCTACCACTATCTGTTCCATGCCAGCCCAGCAGTCATAGTCTTTGAACACATTACTGCCCTCTAACACCATGGTCTGATAGTCAGTGTATTCAATCTTGTTACCTTGTGTGATCTTGATGTCACCGTGCTGTCTTTTCAATTCCATGGTCTGGTTGGTGGTATAGCGTTGTGGGGTGGTATTGAACACAGGGTCTTCAAACAACATGCGTTTGTTCATGCGTATCTGTGGCCATTTGGTGTATATGCGATCATACAACTGCTGGCTGCTGGCCCACGTGTCTTTGAGCATGTTTAGGTTCACAGTCACAGCCACCCCTGCGTCCACTGCCGCAGCCACAGCCAATAAAAAGTGCGCACTGGTAGTATGCTCAGGGTGATGCTCAATCAACACACTGTGGGTCACAGCCATGTATTCATGCCAAAGATCAATGCTCACATTGGCATTGGTTCTAAACTGTGTTTCGCATCCTTGACCATGAGCGTGGGCCAACAGCTCTAGAAAGTCAGTCCATTCTGTTACTTCACCCCCTGTAAACTCTATGCTGGCAGTTTTGCCTTGATTGGTAGCATAGGCCACTGTGCTGTCTATGAACTGTTTGCAGTCGTTGAGATAGGGTAGATCAATGTTGCCCTTGCGTATAATTTCATTGCAATAGCTGCAGGCCCATGTGCAGTGATTCATCAACCACCAATTTACATAAAATTTACTCCCAGCCCTCGTGCTTTGAACCAGCCTTACACCATCCATGAATCCACAGCCTGTTGCCCGCATAGACTGCAACTGCTGCTCCATAGCTGTTCTGCATCTAGATCAAACAGCCAATTGGGATCGGGCCGCTTCACACACAGCCAACTGCTGCGGTGGCTCCAGGGTTCTTGACCCTCTATCTCAGCATCTAGTTGTCCTGCATCCCAACTGGCATGGCCTATCATGATACGGAATCTATTGGGCCATACCCCCTTGCTGAGATGATGGAACATTTCTTCATGGCTGGTAATGCTCCATTGATCATTGATACGCATGGTGTTGTTCACTGACCAATCACTGTCATGCAACATCCACACAGTGCTGAGGCTCACTGGGCCACCCCAATACAGAGGGTGATCTATTTTAAACTTCAGCCCCAGGGGCTCCACTATGGTGTTGAGGGTGTGTTCTGTGGGCCTGTTCATGCACAGGGCATAGGCCCCACGTGAGTTGTAATGTGTGAGAAACATCACAGATTGGTTAAATCTTGGATCTGGCATGCTCGGGGGTGCAATCAATAGATCCCCGGTCTTGACTTCGACCATGTGTTAACTCCAGTCTGGTAAGGGGCCGCCGTACTTCTTGCCCTTGATCTTTTTGCCTTTTACAGTGGTGCGCTCGTTGCCAATCTTGTGGCTTTTATCACCGTGTCGACCACGATAGCCCTGGCTCTTGCATGATGCCAATTGACTGGCACCCAAAGCGTTGTTGGGTTTGCCGCTGGTACATAATGCTCTCGATGCAGGCTCCTCATCTAGGTCTGAGTCTAGGGCTTCATCTAGGTCACCCTCGATGACATCATCTGTTGATGCCCCTGAACCGTTGAACATGAGATCGTCATTGATGGGAAAGTCTAGATCCATAAAGCGTTCTGGCAGTTGACTACTTGAAATGATGTAGTCCAGTTCCTCTTGAGTGGGGTGTACCTTGAGTAGTACCTTGGCAGCTTCGTCGTGTGCTTCGGCATTTTCCCACACATTGATGTCATAGTGGTTCTTGTACAATTCAGCTACCGCTTGCATGACCTTGTGATAGTCTGTGGTGAATATGTTTTCAGTGAGGATTTCGTTGATACGCATATGATTATCTCAGTTGGGCCACAGCATACACAGCCATGACCAGTGCGGTTTTTAGTTCTAGGTCTTGACATTCTCTATCCAGGGTGTCCATACGGGCCACATCTCTGCAGAGTTCTTGATATTCCTCGGCTGTGATCTGATTGGTGTTTACTGCCTGGGTGAGCTCAAGCACATAACGAGCCCTAGCTGAAATGGCTAGGTCTTGATGTTCTGTTAGCGTTCTTAGCGTTTCAATTGACATTAGAATCTTCCTAGAATTACACCAGCAGCCCTAGCTGCCTGTTCTTGCATGGCTCGTTTCTTTAGATCACAATAGACCCTGCTGGCATCCTGTTTCTCTGTACGAGTCACAAACTCACCCACTGTGGCCTGCATGGGCTTGATCACACGTATAACATCTTGATTGCGTATGCCCGCTGATTCTGAATAGAGTTCAAACCAACGTAGTTCACGCTGTATGGTTAGAGCCTGGGGGTGTTGTGCTCGCGCACAATCAAGTGAGTCCACTGCCATGCGTACATCCACAATCTTGGCTGACTGATTGACGTCGTTAAAACTGGGTATCCAGCTGATAACGGAAGCACAACCCGATAGCATGACTAGAGATAAAATTGCAAAGAGTTTGTTCATGTTAATATTTACCAATCACTGTTCAAAGTACTGTTTGTGTAGATATTCAGCAAAATTTGCAGTTGAGTCATAGATAGTGTAGATAAGTTGACAGTATGTATTTGGTGGTATCACCTTTGGGTTCCAGGCCTGCGTGTGGGTGTGTCCATAAAGGTGGAAATAAGACCACACGACCCTCTTGAGCTTGAACAGTGTATGAGTCCCGTGCAAAATGAGTGCCTGCATCTGAGTCATTGAGATAGAGCAAAAAGCTGAGAAAACGGCTGCTGCTGGCACGATTGGCCACATCCACGTGTGTGCGAAATTGATCACCTGAGTGGGGTCTATAGCATTTGATTCGCATGCCTTCCATGCTGTAATCTTGGGGCAAAAATGATATGCCCTGCCAAGTACCCCATGTTTGACCATACTGTTCTGCCAAGACCCGCAGACGCAGAGCCAGAGGTTCCAAGACTTCGGGCCATACAGTATCCTGTTCTGCTCGAAGCCTGTGCAAGGGATTACGACTGGTCATGTTATCGGGTGCTGTCAAAGCCAATTCTGTCAGTGAGACCCACTCACTGTCTCGACGTGTGTGCTGAGCATAACATGCTTCAAACAAGGTGCATAAACGAGCACAGTGATCAGCGGATAACACATGATCAATGACTCTGACGTAGTTGTGATCGTGAACAATTTGCATGAGATATTTATAGTGCTATTTGGACACAGTGATAATTCATGGCAGCTCGAAGAGCTGCGGAGCAGCGCAAAATTTGCAAGGTTATCTAGAACCATAAATACTCACATGCAGATCGAACCCATAACAACCACAGCCATAGCCACCACCCAAAGTGTGCAGAACAATCGCATTGAAACTGTGCGTAGACAGTATGTGGATAATGGTGGCCGTGTGGAAGTTAGAGAAACTTACTATTACTACATGATATACGATTCCAAGGCCAAGATTCAAGAACCTGCAGCCAACACCGTAGATCTACGTGTATAGATCCTTTTGATACTGGCGCCGTAATTGGGGGAACGCTAGTACCAGAATGGAAGCATACTCGCGATCAATGTAGTAGTCATATTGCCCTCCATTCAGATAGCTCACTGAACCACCATGTCGTTGTACTAGTTCCCAAATGGCCTCGGGATCGTAATCAATAAAATAGGGCAACTGATAACAGAATATGTCGGGTTCTGAAATGGCATCTGTATACTGCATGTTACAGTAGACTCAATAGGCAAGCAGTCTTTTCATCGCAGTCAACTATGACTATATAATGATCCAGTAGATCGTCATAGAGTAGATGTATAATACGTGCTATGTTGTATCTGGCTAATACATAGTCATGACACTGCTCCAATTGAGTTAGAGAGTAATCAAAGGTGTATAACATACCAAATGGTTACCAGTGTAATAGCTGCTATGAGTGAGTATAGTTTATGATCCATAGAGTATTTAACTGTGTGTAACAGATTGGGTAAAGGCCCCGCTGCTGGATATCAAGTCGTGTATACGTATATGCGTATGTATAAGTGTGTAGAGTGGCTAGGGTCAAGAAGCCTGCGGCAGCTCTAGAGAATTATAGAATGAACAGTAAATGCAAAAAAGTGTGATTTACTGATCGGTTGGTGGGGGTGATCATGCATATAGGCCCCGCTGTGTGGGGTATGGTTATCTAATGTGTGTGATAAAGTGCAATAAAGTGTTGAATTGTGTGAATTTTTTGCATGCCTCATAAGCCATAGACCTGGCCGTGCTCAAACTCTTGTAAATTGCAGCCAAACCCTACTCAAACGACTCATCTACAGTAGTTTTCACTGTCTAGAATAGGTGCTGCCAGTATTTATCCACTCTAGAATCACGGTGATCTGCTGCAACCAATCCCTGTACAGTGCCAACCGTAGACCCACAATAGGCCCCGCTGCTGGATTGTGCGTATACAGTGTATATGTATACGTATATGCCTACACTTAAATATAGTATGCATGAAGTCCCAGAAGGCGTACTACTGTTATATACAGCTAACTCTAGACCCTACACTATTAGACTATACTCGACTACGGTACGGGAGTTCCAACCTGATCCCCTATTGCATCCAAAACCTCGGGCTTTTCAGCCATTGGCCCCGCTGCTCAATGAGCCATTTCAGGTTGACAAGAACGTGTAACGATCATATAATATATACATGCTGAAGAAAAGACTGCTATCTAGAAGCAGAGATCCTGTGCAACTATCAAACGCAACTATTATGACACTACCAGATGAAAGATACCGTGCTGTAGTACAGACCCGAAGGTTCCTATTGGATCTTTGCAATAGAGAACATACACCTAGAGTACCTAAACTGGTCCGAGACACGGCCCGAAGCATGCTGCGTCACTATCCATCAGACTGGGACATGCAGCGAGCAGCAGCATCATGCCCTGAGGTATTCGCAGAAAAAATGGAAGATCTGCACCGTTTCGTAGCAGCAGGCGCACTGGCTGCGGATCCAGAAGATTCAGAACTCCTAAGGGGCTATAAAGAATCATAAGATTATCGGGCCTCTAGCTCATGTTGGTTAGAGCAGCGGACTCATAATCCGTTGGTGCCGTGTTCGACTCACGGGGGGCCCACCAAACATTAATAGTACAGCAGCAGTCCTTAGCTCAGTTGGATAGAGCAACAGCCTTCTAAGCTGTAGGCCACTGGTTCGAATCCAGTAGGACTGGCCAACAACGTTGCAGCAGCATCGAGACTGAGGACCGTGGTGAAATAGGTAGACACAAGAGACTTAAAATCTCTCGCAGCAATGCATACCGGTTCGATTCCGGTCGGTCCTACCATCTACAGCAGCAGAATCCTGAATGCTGCGCAGCGTACACCAGCCCTACAGCAGCAGCCAGCAGCTAATGAGAGTGCCGCGACACAGCCCAAAGTGTGGCATTTTGGCTACAGTTTGGATATCCACATCACACTGTGAATATCCTGTGGGTAACCTTAAAGGAGATCATCTAGAACGAGAAACCCTACGCAGTCTAGTGTCTTTTTATTTTGGTTGACGAAACAGCCAAAATGCAGTATAATAGACACATGACACAGACAAACACCATTCGTAAAAAGCGCACCGACCGCAATCATATCATATATGAGTTGCGTGTTGCTGGGGGCAACTACATAGGAGTCACAGCCAAGACTGAGACCACTATTAATAAGTCAGTTTTGGCACGTGCCGCTAAACACTTCTATCGTGCTAAGAAAGAAGCTAAGGATTGGGCCTTGTGTCATGCCCTGCGCACTCTCAGCGACAAGAGCGAGATAGAAGTATACGTACACGAAGTGGTTCGTGGCAAGGCTCAGGCCCACAAGCGCGAAGTTGAACTACGCCGTGCTATTAACCCTACACTGAATACGGATGTTCGTGGGGACTAGTTGACTGATTGGGCTAATGGCGCTATAATAGACACATACACACACAAAGGAGCGAAAGATGACATTCACACAAGCTATGGTATACATTAGCCAACGCAAAGAAGCTGATGGCTCAGGACTGTTAGAGACTCTGCAGTACATGCAGGACAACCTGGATGAATTTGAGCCTGTTGAACAGCAGGCCTTCCGAGTTGTAATGAACGACTTCCGTAAACTGTTAACACCCGCTTAAGGAGCACAAGATGAAAGCATTAGAGAAATTTTTGAAAGACAAGAACCACTGGAACTCATTCTTCAAGGGTCCCCAGTACAGTCTTAACAGTGCCGCAGACCGTCAGGCTGTAGCAGACATGATTGATGCGGCCTTAAGCCCAGAGAACTTGACATGCGATGGTGAACTGCCTAGAGCAGAGGTCAACCGTCGCTACAAAGAGTTGATGACAGCGGCTCGTCAGCTGAAAAAGTACGACCCTACAGTTACATTCTACGAATACGAAACGGAGATCTAAATGAGACACTACGACGAATTGGCTGTATACGAGCGCAACGGCTTTGATATTATTGTGGATAAATCATATGAAGACCTGGACCCCAAAGACTGTTTTGATGACACCCAGTTTGATATCGCAGAGATCAACCACAACATCGAACACGGGAATCTTGACTGGTTCATGCTGCGTGTCCGAGTTATGGTTGAGAACATCGAACTCAGTTCACAGTTCTTGGGCGGATGCTTATACGAAGACGCCCGCGAAGTCCTTACTGACGGGACTGCCGAAGACCTCATTGCTGAAGCGTTGGTAGAAGCCAAACGGGATGTCTACCGCTTATACAAGAAGTTCCAGGACATCAGCTGGGAACTTGATGCAGAAGGAGTTGCAGCATGATCACAGCTGAACAACTGACTACGCTGACAACGTTTACAGCGGCAGCATTGACCAAGGCCCTAGACAATGAGGACTACCAATTCACGGGCCGCAAGTTCCTAGGGATCACAAATGGGGGCGAGTTCTGTTACATGTGTACCTTTCCTGTAAAGGGCGGCACGGACAGCACCAAGGTGTTCTTGAAGTTTGACCCTACAGTGGGTAGGGTTATTGCCACACTAGGTTGACGGGTTGAGCGAAAGCTGCTATAATAGACACTTAACTTAACAATATTGGAGCGATACAATGGCAACACGAAGCACAATTGCATTAGAATATGCAGACGGTACAGTTGAGCAGGTATACTGCCACTGGGACGGCTATTTGGCACACAACGGTCAGATGCTGCAAGAGCACTATTCAAACCCTTTCATCTTGCGTGACTTGATTGACTTGGGTGACATCAGCTCACTTAGGCCCACAGTAGGTACCAAGCATGCCTTTAGCCGACTTGAAGTTCCAATGGACGGCGAGGCCTACGACAAACTCTACGGCGACATGACTACGTTCTACGGACGTGATCGTGGCGAGACAGGTACGAGTGCCAAGAAGTTCGCTAGCTATGAGGACTATCTGTTGAACCACCAGTATGAGGAATACGAGTACATCCTGCGCTCAGTACACGGTCAAGCTGTTTGGTTTGTAGCAGATCACAGCGAAGACTTCAAGCCCTTGATGCAGGCATTGGTTGAAGAAGCAGCATGTGTGGCTTAAATGCCACAGCACAACTAGGGGTTGACGAAACCCCTAGAGTGCGCTATAATAGACACATACACTAACACACAGGAGCGAAAAATGGCTACACTAGTTGAGATTACAGAAGGTGCTTACGGTGCCCGTAAGAATTTGATCACCCCAGGCATCCGCTTGCAAATGGTCAAGGACTTTGACGGCGAGGCAATTACTTGCCTTGCAGGCGATGAGATTGAAGGTGGTCGCAACCCCTACAAGAAGATCCGCGTCAAGGTCTCTGGCATTAATGCATACCGCGTGGTCGCGCACATTGACGAGGCTCCTGTAGGAGAGAACAGTTTGGTACAGCTCAAGGTGGCTGACTCGGCTGTAGCACATATCACAGATGACGAGCTGATCGAAAAGACTCGTGCTCGCTTCCAAGTACTTACAGACATGACTAAGGCTGTGAAAGCAGGCGATGTACGTGCTATGATTGTGACAGGTCCCCCAGGTGTAGGCAAATCGTTTGGTGTTGAAGAAGTGTTGACTAAGGACGACTTGTTCAATACCTTAGGCGAGCGCAAGCCACGCTACGAGATTGTCAAAGGTGCTATGAGTGCCATTGGCTTGTATTCTAAGCTCTACGAGTTCTCAAGTGAGAAGAATGTTATTGTGTTTGATGACTGCGACTCAGTGTTGCTGGACGACTTGAGCCTGAACATTCTTAAGGCGGCTTTGGACAGTTCTAAGAAGCGTACTATCAGCTGGAACACTGACAGCCGTATCCTGCGAAGCGAAGGCATCCCAGATCGCTTCGAGTTCAAGGCTGGTGCGATCTTTATCACCAACATCAAGTTTGAGAATGTACGCTCTAAGAAGCTACAGGATCACCTTGCCGCTCTTGAGAGCCGTTGCCACTACATTGATCTGCAGATGGATACAGATCGTGAGAAGGTCCTGCGTATCAAGCAGATCGTTGCAGACGGCATGCTGGACGAATACGAGCTGAGCGATGTGGCCAAGATTGATGTTGTGGACTTTGTGTCTAACAACCGTGCTAAACTACGCGAGCTGAGCCTGCGTACGGTGTTGAAGGTTGCACAATTGCGCAAGGCGTTTGCTGACAACTGGGAAGCAATGGCAGAGGTCACTGTTATGAAGCGAGGTGTTGCGTGAGCGATATTGCAGGGTGCCAGTACATAGGTCCGGAGCAGAAGGAGTCTCCGTTCACTATGTGCGGATGCAAGAGCTTGTGGCCTGGCAAGGTCTATTGCGAAGATCATGTATGGCTAGTCTACAATCGTGGGTCTAGCGTAGGAAACAAACGCAAGAACAAAGAGATTGAGAAAGAGCTGGCCGAAGTTAAACGTCTACAAGAGATAGCGGAGTATGAAAATGAATAAAATCATGTTGGTGGTAGGATTTGCTGTGTTGATTGTAGCATTGGTTCTGTTGGGCCCTTGGCTGGTAATTTGGGCAATGAACATCCTGTTCCCTGTATTAGCTATTCCTTACACTTGGCAGACTTGGCTAGCTGTTCTGATAATGAGTGCTTTCTTCCAAACCAAAGTGTCTGTGAAGAAGTGATTTGGCGAAATTGACCATTGCTCTTGATCATGGATGTCTGTATACTTGTATGACGCTGTTAGGAAACAGCCACAACAAAGGAAACTTAAAATGAAGAGATTCAATCCAAAAACCAAGACTTTCAAAGTCTTCACAGCACTTTACAATGGTAAAGCACTTACTCCAGCACAGGCCAAGCATGACCTAGGTGTTGGCAACCTGGCAGCAGAAGCCAGCCGCATTCGTCAAGCAGGCTACGCTGTTTATACCAACAGCCGTACAGCAGGCAACGGTGTTCAGGTAACTGAATATGTGATGGGCAAGCCATCACGTGAGATCGTTGCTCTAGGCTACAAAGCTCAAGCAATGGGCATCACTCTTTAATTAGGGTTTCAAATAGACAAGCCGATTCGCTCCCGGGGCGTCTTTTGAGGGTGTTGTAGAAATACAACACCTTTTTTCTTTGACCGGCACTCCAGTTGGTTGACACTTTGGGCGACTGATGCTATAATAGATATATACTGAAACAACGGAGCGAACAATGTTTACAGCAGATCAAGTTTGGGGATTGGCGGTAGCAGCAGATCGTATCAACGGAGGCTACTTCAAAGAAGATGTCTACGTGCTGGAGAACGACTGCCAGAAGCGAGTCACCCAGGCCAACAAGCTAATGGTCAAGCAATGGCTCCGCGAGGGTGCATTCACCGAAGCCACAGCAGAGGACGTTGAGAAGGGTCGTGCGGTTCGCAACTACTTCAATGGCTTCTTGCTGAAACAGATCTCGGGCAAGATCAACGACTTCGAACAGCAGGCACTCCGCATTGCACAGATGGATGAGTTCACTGGCCGTAACATGTTGGAGTTTGCCATCGTAAGCTGCTTGCCTGGTGTGATGCTGCGCGATCAAATCCGTAACGAGTTGGCTCGCGAAGTCCGTGCTTCTACTCAATTGCAGGGCGCTGTGGGTGACAAGATCCAGGGCGAGATCGAGGTGGTCAAGTGCTACTACAGCAAAGACTATGACAAGTTCAGGGTTACTGCTAAACTGGTTGACAGTTTCGTGGATTTCTGGTATAATAGTAACTTAGAAGCAGGGCAGAAGTTAACTATCAAAGCAAAGATTAAAAGTGTTCGTAGCGATAATACAACACAATTAAACTTCGTAAAAAGAGCTTGACAACTGAGCTGTTCGGTGTTATACTATTAACACTGAGAAAGCAACTTTAACTGAGAAAGAAAGAGGTCTTATTATGGCAAAGTCAACAGACATTAGCGTTCGACAAGTTGGTCCCAAGAACGCAAAGAAATCAATTCGTTTTGCAATCAAGAAACGCCGCCCTGTGTTCCTTTGGGGCCCTCCAGGTATTGGTAAGAGTGACATCGTTAAGCAGATCGGCGAAGACGCTGGTCGCGAAGTTATCGACGTTCGCCTGGCCCTGTGGGAGCCTACAGACATTAAGGGTATCCCCTATTACAATGCAGACAAGGGCACAATGGTTTGGGCTCCCCCTGCAGAGCTTCCTACCAACCCAGAGTCAACTGCGATCATCTTCTTAGATGAATTGAACAGTGCTCCTCCAGCGGTACAGGCCGCGGCCTATCAGTTGATCCTTAACCGTCGTGTTGGTACTTACGAATTGCCTAAGGGTGTTGACGTGGTTGCCGCTGGTAACAGAGAAGGCGATCGTGGCGTGACATATCGTATGCCTGCTCCGCTGGCTAACCGTTTCATTCACTTGGAAGCAAAGGTAGATTTTGATGACTTCCAAGAGTGGGCTGTTATGAATGACGTTCACCCTGAGGTGTTGGGTTATGTGGGTTTCGCCAAGCAGGACTTATACGACTTCGATCCTAAGTCGCCCAGCAAGGCCTTTGCAACTCCACGCTCGTGGGTGTTTGTGAGCGACTTGCTCAAGGACGAGGACTGCGACGTTGACACCATGCACAATTTGGTTGCGGGTGCCGTAGGTGATGGCCTGGCTATTAAGTTTATGGCTCACCGTAAGATTGCAGGTCGCTTGCCTAAGGCGTTGGACATCTTGGAAGGCAAGGTCAAGGACCTGCAGATTAAGGAAGTGTCAGCCATGTACTCTTTGACTGTGAGCCTGTGCTATGAACTTAAGGATCAAGCAGAGAAGAAGTCTAAAGGTTGGGATGCTATGGCAGACTGCTTCTTCCGCTACATGATGGATAACTTCCCAACAGAGTTGGTGGTGATGGGTGCTAAGACGGGCTTGACAAATTACAACTTGCCCTTTGACGCTACAAAGATGAAGAGCTTTGACGAGTTCCACAAGCGTTTTGGCAAGTATGTTTTGAGTGCAATGGAGAATTAAGACCTCGCCCATTGCAAGGGCGGGAGGCTTCTCAGGGCTTGCCCGCCCACTTTTTTGGTTGACAGGTGTGTAAATAGATGCTATAATATACACATACTAAGGAGAGCGACTAATGGCATTTGATCCGATTATCGATAAACTAACCACAGCCCGTGTGGGACTGTTGCTTAAGGCACCATTCTTTGGCAACATGGCAACTCGTATGCAACTGATTCAAGCAGACGAATGGTGCCCTACTGCGGCAACTAATGGCCGTAATTTCTATTACAATACTAAGTTCGTTGAGAAGCTCTCAGTCAAGAAACTAGAGTTCCTATTCGGACACGAGATTTGCCATTGTGTGTTTGACCACTTTGGTCGTGTAGGTTCACGCGATCGCCAGCTGTCTAACATTGCACAAGACTACGCTGTCAATCAGATCCTTGTAGACGAACGCATTGGTGAGAAGATCACTGAAGTCAAGATCTGCTACGATGCCAAGTATCGCGGCAAAGCCTGGGAAGAGATCTACGACGAGCTATACGAGAAGGCAGAGAAGATCTCTATGCCACAACTGCTTCAGCAACTTGGTGACCTGTTGGACGAGCACATTAACGAAGACGGCAATGCACCGGGCAAAGAGGGTGATGGAGACAAGCAGGGCAAGGGTATGCCTGGCATGACTAAAGAAGAAGCACAGAAGATCCGCGATGAGATCAAAGAAGCCATGGTGCAGAGTGCCGCGGCAGCAGGTGCAGGCAAAGTGCCCGCAGGCATCCAGCGTTTGATCAAGGACATGACTGAGCCTAAGATTAGCTGGCGTGATCTTGTGCGTCAAGAGATACAGAGCATTATCCGCAACGACTATTCCTTTACTCGTCCTAACCGTAAGAGTATGCACTCAGGTGCCATACTGCCGGGCATGAAAGAAGCAACTACAATTGACATTGGTATTTCAATTGATATGTCAGGTAGCATTGGACAAGAGGATGCAACTGTATTCCTGTCAGAGGTCAAGGGCATTGTTGATCAGTATGAGGACTTTAAGATTAACCTGTGGTGCTTTGACACAGAGATCTATAACCACAAAGAGTTCTCGCAGGACAATAGTGAAGAGCTATTTGAGTATGAGCCACAGGGCGGTGGCGGTACTGACTTTGCTGTGAACTGGGAGTTTATGGAAGAGAATGGTATTCGTCCTAAGAAGTTCATTATGTTCACAGACGGCTACCCCTGCGGTAGTTGGGGTGACGAGGACTACTGCGACACAATCTTTATTGTCAAAGGCAATACAGAAGCAGAAGCACCCTTTGGTCAGACTGTTATCTACGAGAAAGAGACTGCCTAATTGGAGTGCCGGCAGTGTGGCAAAAAAGCCACACTGCTAGTAGGCCCCGCTGCTTACGTGTGCATGTAATCTAGGGGTTGACGGTTTGGTAGATTGATTGTATAATATAGACTTACACACACAGAAAGGTTGATAGATATGATGAGTCACTTAGCAGCATTTATCGCTGGTATTATTGTTGCCACTGTTGGCTTCACAGGCATTGCACAGATCGCCGACAAGGGCGTGAACAAGGTGCAAGAAGTTGTGAGGGATGTCAAATGAGCAAGATGGCAGACCTAGCATATGATGTTGAGCAACTGTATATCGAAGGCCACAGTGCCAAGATGATTGCAGACCTGTTGGATTGCCCTGTCGAGCAGGTGCTTGGCTACATACAAGACATGGGCGTACAAGACGCTCCTGAAGACTACAGTCCCTTCGTATCCATGAACAGTTGACATGTACCTACACATCCTGCCAGAAGACGAACAGAAACAGTTGATCCGTGCTCTGCGTGGACCCCAATTTGTTCGTGAGCGCCACGGTAGTCTCTATGATCGTGGGTCATCAGATTCATACTACGGTCGACAGATAGACCCTCACCACGGTGGAGTTGGTGGCGACTCGGGGCCACGGGTTGAGGTCACAGATGCAGACAGCATTGCGGAGTACCTCGCAGGCTACGATTGGAATGAAACTCACGGCGGCAAAAAGGACTACGGTTAATGGGTTGGATAGTATACGAAGAGAAGTCGGGTCATATGCAGAAGTATTACAAATTGGCTTCGACAGCCAAACGGATCTGCACTCAGCACAACACTGAGCGGGACTATGATTTCTATGTGTATCGCCCAGACCGAAAGTGGGCCTTCTGTTCATACAGGGACTACGAAGGCGTCCTAATGGGCCTGCGTGGAGAGCAATTAAAGATGTGGCAATTCTGCAACACTGAAATTGGTTGACACTTTGAGCAATCCCTGCTATAATATACACATACACTAGCAAACAAGGAGCGAAACTTGAAACTTTTAATCACTACACAGGTCTACGAGAACTACGGTGCCCACGATTGGGACGGAGTTGGTGAGTGCCCACAGTACTGGAAAGCCAAGGGCGGTTCAGACTACGTGGTCAAGAACATCAACATCAACAAGGTCACGGAGACTGTGATGGGTGTGCGTGGTCAGATTGAGCAGGACAATGATGCCTTCCGCGAGACCATTATTGATTGGTCTATCGTGGCTGATGATGCTCTCACAGAGTTCGAGCAGAGCCAGTTGAACTACGAAGGTCACATCCGTTACGCTTCTAAAGAGATTGCCTGGTAATTGGTTGACAGTTTGGGCTTTTGATCGTATAATATACATATACTGAAACACAAAGGAGCGCGAAATGGCATTCATCACCCTGGGCAAGAGAGACGAAAAGTGGCAACCACGCAAGGGGCTGGAAGGACCGTTTTGGTTCGTTGATCGGGTCTTGTATTACGATCCAAAGGCAGGCCAGTACTGGGATCCAACCACCGACTTCTATGTAGAGAACGCAGAAGTGGATCGCTTGCAGAACCGCTTGATGGAAGTTATGAGGGCTGGGGTATGAGATACATTTTGGCAGCGTGGGACTCCACCGGCTTTGAAACCCTGCAGGACATCACCCACTTTCATCCTGAGAACTTTGAAAAGGGTCAGTTGATTGAGATCCTCAGTGGCCGTAGAAAGACTGAGAATCCGTTGGGTCGACAGATTTCAATGATGAAGTTGAGGGCACAGGCCAATAGTCAACGAACCTATGAAATCTACATGTTCACCACCCTGGACGACATTGAGTTTAAGGATGTAGAAGATTGGATGATCGGCGATCCGCAGAGTTTGGTAGACTGGGTTAGAAAGAATCATGCTGTAAAGATCTACAGTGATTATGTCCCTAATCACCGTAGGGCTATTGTTTAAATTGGTTGACAGTTTGGCAGTTTGGCGCTATAATAAACACATACACACAAAGGAGCGAAGATGAAGTTTACACAAACAGATTGGACAGAGGCAAACGGCACTAGCCTGCAGGGATATGTAACCGCTTACTACCATGAACTGGTAGAAGTGTTTGGCCAGCCCGAAGGCGGCGGCGACAAGACCACAGTGGAGTGGTGTTTGGAATTTGAAGATGGCACAGTGGCCACAATATACGATTGGAAAGAATACGAAACCCCAATGGGCCAGTATCGTTGGCACATCGGTGGCAAGAGCAAGCAAGCAGTTCATGCAGTAACTTCAACTTTCAAGGATCATCAATATGACACACATTGAACGATTGGCTAACGAGATTGCAGTGCTGAGTAATGACAGCCTCTCTAAGTTGGCTGCTGAGTTGGTTAAAGAGTATCCTACTCGTGCAACTACATTTGAGTTCAGTCTTAGCGTTGAGATCCAGGACGCTACGATTACGCAAGACCCCTGGAAATTTGTTAATCTTTAAGGAGCCGACATGCCAAATTGGTGCAACAACACACTGACACTCACCCACGAAGACCCAGCAATGATCCTTCGTGCTAAAGAAGCACTTGATCGTGGAGAGTTCCTCAATGAGTTCATTCCGGTGCCAACGGATCTGCAGATCGTTGCAGGATCGTTAGGTGACGGTGACGAGCAGAAAGAATTGGAACGCAAGACTGCTGAGAATCGCGAGAAGTATGGTTACGGCAACTGGTATGACTTCTGCGTAGGTGAATGGGGCACCAAGTGGGATGTAGGTGGCGATGGTCAGAGTGATATCCACCCTGATGGTAAGATGCTACACACATCGTTCGACTCAGCGTGGAGCCCTCCAGTCGCTGCCTATGACAAGTTGGTGGAGTTGGGCTTTGGTGTCAACGCCATGTATTACGAAGGTGGTATGGCCTATGCTGGCGCCTATGATGAGCATGGTGATCAAGAGATCAATCTCGAAGGCATGAGTGCCGACGACATTGAGCGTGATCATCCTGAACTGGACGAAGCATTTGCTATCTCAGAAAGCATTCGTGAATACGAAGCAGAGCAAGAGGAAGAGCTTACTGAGTGGATTAAGGATGGCGTTGCAGCCAATGAGGGAACAAAATGACAAGGAAATATGAATTTAAATTCACAATCGAGTGTGCCAGCGATGGCAGACCCGATATGGATCGAGTCGAACACATGATCGACTTGAACATGCAGGATCTGGTCTTTGACGATGAGTTCATCGCCGCCTTAGACGAGAAGGAAAGCGTCAGTATTCAAGTTGTTCCGCAATTTGGTAAACCAAACAGTTGACCAATTCGAATATTGATGCTATACTAATAACATGCTGAATTGGTTGGCATGATTTTTACACACACAGAAGGAAGTTAAAAATGAGTACCGATAAGAAATTTGCAGTAGCAGGTGTTTCAACCCTCGAAGGCAAGACCAAATTGCGCTTCGCTAACGATACCATGCGTATCAAGATCCTGGCAAAGAACGGCCACACTGACGTTGAGTTGGTTGAGCTGCCAGTAGAGATGACTAAGGCAGAAGCTGTACAGCACCTTAAGTCTATCCAGTTCGGCATAGGCAATGCTGCTATCCAAGCTGCTGTTGCCTATGCAGAGAAGAAAAACCCAGCCCCCCGGGCTGCGGTCAAAGCCCCTGTCGCGAAGACAGCGGCTGTTGTTGCCTAATACCGATTCGCTCCCGGTATAGAGGCAACTTTGGCATAACCCTGCTAGGTGTAGGGTTATGCTTTTTTTTGGTTGACAATTTGGACGTTGTGCGTTATAATTACAGCTTACACACACAAAAGGACACACAATGTTTACAAATTGCATAGCCTACGCAAAGCTAGTTTACAACAAAAAATTAAAAGCATATAAAGTACAGTTTGCATTTAATGTACACAAAAAAATGGTGGGGGACGAGATTAAGTATATATTCCCTACACAAGCAAAATGCAACTATGTTAGTGGGGACTTACTTGCAGACAACTTGCAAAACGAGGTGCAACGCACTGTGGCTTCTGCGCAACAAAGTTTGCGTACTACAAACATTGTATTTGTTGACTAAACTGTAGGGTTATACATAGCGCACTTGACATTTTGGACAAAGTGCGCTATAATAACAACATAGCAACAAAGGAAACACAATGCAAAATACAAAAAGCAAATTAGACAGTTTAATGTTACAGTTACAAACAGTGCTAGAAGAAGCAGAACTAGACGAACATGTTGCAATACAAAACGCATTTAATGCGTTAGCTTGTGCGCTAGACGACACAATTATACAATAACACTACAGCGCATAGGGTTATTGCGCACACACTTGACATTTTGGACAAGGTGTGCTATAATACATTTTTAAACAGCATTAGGAGCGAATACTATGCAAGCAACACAATTTGAAGTTAGCGACAAGCTGACACTGGCAACTACAGACACTAGCGAAGACAGCATTAGCACAACATACGACTGCAACATAGAAGTGCAACTAGCAGGCGACAGCATATGGGACTGCGAGATTGAGGCAGTTACAGTTACAAGCGTACACATACACGAGCAATGGTGGGACGAATTGGACGGCGACAGTAGCATACACATTACAGTGTGCTATAACGTAGACGGCGATGCAGAGTACGAGGGCAGCTGGAGACTGTATACAGACAGCGGCTTTGTAGATGCGATTAGCACACTGCTAGGTACAGACGTTATGTTTACAGAGCAGGGTATGCAAGACGACGGCTATGCGAGCATGGAGCTGTAATACTACAGCACACACTTGACATTTTGGACAGTGTGTGCTATAATTAACACTTAACAACAAAGGAGCAGTAAATGAAAGAAGCAATACTTGCAAAGCTAGCGGAAGTAGAAGCTATGCTGTTAGAGGCAAGCTGTGACGGGGAGCAACTAGCAGAGCTAGAATGCTTTGGGGATATGGAAAGTCCGCTTAACATGCTAGTGCAAGCGGTTGACTACTACGTAGACTAACCTGTAGGGGCGTAGGCCCCGCTGCCCAACGGCGGTTGACACCTAGCCAAAAGCATGTTATAATACATTTACACTAACACATTAGGAGCAGACAATGGATATCAAACAGATCAATCAAGCGATCATGTTCAGTGACTTGACCAACGACGAGTTGATGTCAGTGATCGATGCAGTTAAGTGGAAGCGGGCAACTATCGCCAAACTGACCAAAGCCAGCTTGCGAGTAGGCGATAACGTCAACTTCACATCTAGCAAGTTAGGTCGGAACGTGACAGGTGTTGTCACTAAGATCGCTATCAAGTTCGTTACCGTCAAGACTGCGCAGGGTGCATGGCGAGTACCTGCGAACATGTTAACCAAAATCGAAGACCGAGAATTTGCGTAAATAAACACATGAGCAAATTAGAATACTATTGCAGGCCCTTGGTGGCCTTTGATGCACATAACAAAGATCATCGTCGCTATTACGCAGAGTTCGTGGAACACAGCAGTTGGGGCCGTTGCCCAGTCCGCTTCATCTGTCCAGAAGACAATGGCGGTGACTTGATCTCCATGATCAAGAACAATCTCATCCAATACTATATCGACCGTGAGTTTGGTGGCGGAAAGTTGGCCACTGAGCGATCAAAGAGTCTTGACGAACAGGCCGGCGTTCTCTACAAGAAAGCCGGTGCTCTGCGCAAAGAAGCAGCCGCATTGACCAAACCCAGGAGAAAATGATGGAATGGCTAGACTTCGTGTTGGGCGCGGCCTTGGGAGGCTTTTTGGGCTTCAAGGTAGCCGAACACATCCATGTCACTATGTTCAAAGACATCCTGATCAAACTCAAGGTCAAAGACTCAGACATGCGCAACATGATGCAGGATCTGCAGAAGGATCTGCCTGAAGACCACGAGGATGCAATGCCCCGTATAGAAGTCCGGGTTGAGAAGGTGAATGATCAACTGTATGTGTACCGTTTGGATACCATGGAGTTCCTATGTCAAGGAGCAAACCGTGAAGCCGTTCTAGCCTGCTTGAGTGATCGCTTCCACAAGGACTTTACCATTGTACTATCAGAAGAGCATGGTGCGCAATTCCTAAAGGAAAGCCCTAGAACCTAAAGGGCATTTGGTTGACAGATTGGCAGTTCAGTGTTATAATACACACATGAACAAAACAAATGACATTCTACAATGGACGGGTGCTGTAGCCATAGTGCTAGGGCACATTCTCAATGCTGTGGGTCCTGCGGCATATCCCTACAATATTATTGTGTTCGCTGTGGGAACAGTACTGTTCCTAACCTGGGCCTTCCGTGTCAAGAACCGCCCACAACTGATGGTTAATGTGATTTCATTAGCCATAGGCATTGTAGGGTTATTGAAAGCTGTTGGTTGACAGATTGGACGAATGGCGCTATAATTAATGCTTACACACACTAAACAGGAGCTGAATATGAATGCAATCGCAACAGTGATCACAGAGCAGGCAGTACAGGACGCAACCAACGAAGCTGGTATGCAGGCTCGTACAGCCGCTAAGGCATTCCTGCAGAAGCATGGCGATCGTGATGCTTGTGGCTTTGCTTGGGTGGATGTCTACGGTGTCCGTTCTAACTCCAAGCTGGGCAAGTGGTTGCAGGCCGCTGGCTTCCGCAAATCCTACACAGGCAGTCTCCAACTTTGGAATCCAAGCCAAGCAGGTGTGCAGAGCATCAGCGTTCTGGAAGCAGGTGCTGAGGCCTACGCAGAGGTGCTGAAGACCAAGTTGGGCTTGGACAAGGTCTACGCTGGAAGCAGGTTGGATTGATGGAAGCCCTCCGAGAAACAACCGGGGGGCAGTTCCCCCCGCACATATACCTACTAGATGGAAACAAACTGGTAGCATACATAAAGACCGGAACATCGGAGCCTTACTATTTCAAGAATGGTATCAAGGGTTTCGACAAGCGAGGCAGGAAGTTTGAGAGTATAACTCCTAACCCGTTTAAGGTCAAGACACCAAGTAATCTAATCACTATCAAAGGCTCCAATGGCAAAGAATACACCGTCGATCCAGAAGCAAAAACCTGTACCTGTCCAGGGTTCCAATTTCGAGGTGCCTGCAAACACCTGGCAAGCCATAGTTGACAGAATGCTGTCAGGCAAATGAAGCGGTTTACCTTTTGGCGTAATGCCATCGTATCGGAACTCTACGTGGTTGAATGTGAAACAGAAGCACAGGCCCGCGAGATGTTAAACGACGGCCTAGTGGAAGTCCACTCCGAAGAGTGGGTGGATTGGGCAACTAGGGACTACGAGCTAGAGCACGAAGAGATCATAGACCCTTTGTACCGTATGGTTAAAGACTATGAATCGGTTGACAGTTTGGGTGAATGAGACTATAATTAACACATAGCAACAAAGGAGCTGGCAATGGTTAAACTCGTAGGTTGGATCGCTGTTACATGGTTCTTGTTCCACTTTGGCATTGCACAGGCTCTGCTGTTATGGACCGCAGGTGTAGGCACTGTGCTTTTTGGATAACATGATGGAATATCACATTGAAGCTGGCGCCAAGACCCGCCGTTATATTGAATCGGTCATGCCCTCCATGCTGACACAATTGGGCTTGAATCGTAGCCGCAAACTGTTGGTGATCAAGGTGGATCCAGAACTAGAAGAGATGGGCACAACCATTCCTCTAACAGGTATAGACACATTCCTTGTGGTGCTCAAGCCCAATCGCAACTGGGTCACATTGGGCGTCACACTGGCACACGAGTTGACCCACGTGGCGCAGTTTGCCAAGGGTCATTTGAAGCCTACGGCCAAGGGCACCATGTGGAAGGGCCGGCTGTACAAGAGGAATCATCCTTACCTTGATCAACCCTGGGAAATCCAGGCCTTTGCCAAGCAGGAGATTGTGTTCCGTAGGGCAATAGAGTTGTAAAAATACAACGGCATTTTGGTTGACAGATTGGTGGAAGTTCGTTATAATAGAAACAAGAAGAAAGAAAAAGCAAGGCGATCCTCAAATGTAAGAACCCAGCAGAAATGCAAAAAGGGTTGTAACTAAAGGATACGAAGCGAGTTTAGAGACTCGGCCTAAGCAGAACAGTTAGAAAAGAGTTAGAGGTTACCTACACCGTTAGGTACTTAAGGCGAGGACAGTGAGGCCGCTCACGCTCAATCTAAGTATATGAAGGCAAAGCGAAAGCTGAAGCTGGCGGGCACTGTAGGAAGTAATGACCGTCACGGCCCTAGCTAGACGTTGGTTAGGGTAGAGACAGAGAGTTGACAATGGTTCCTTTAATTCTTTTCTAACTGTTCATAACTAGGTTGACAACTAGCCAAATTAGTTGTATAATAGACACATACAAACAAACATTAGGAGCGAACCCAATGACTAAAGTAAATTATGACGCATTTGCCTCGTTTGACCTCAACGAAGCCTGTGACCACTTTGACTGTACCGATCAACGGGCCTGGAAGAAGATCCGCCCTTTCATCGTAGCAGACGGTGAAGAGTACGCAGAGGTCATGCTTAAAGAGTTTGACTACGATGAAGTCCATGACGGCGAATACCAGACATTTGAAGCAGGCGTTAAGTATGCCCTGACCAAGATGAACATTGCATTTGAGAAGGCAGGTGTGGACCTCCAGATCTGCGAGGTAGACCTGGTAGAGAGCATGGGCTTTATGTTAGTACGTGCTGACGACGAGCCCGAGGACTTTGTTAAACGGGTCTTGAAGAAGCCCGTTATGATGGTAGACAGCTGGATCTAATTTGGTTGACAGGGTGCCAAAACCCTGTTATAATTAACACATACACAAACACACAGAAAGAGCAAGATGAAAACACATCCTATTATGACATTGGCCAAAGCTAAAGAACTGTTTCGCGATGCCCGTCCATATAAGACCTTTGTGGCTGAATGGTTAATTGATGGCAAGACCTATAATGTCAACGGCGCAGGTGGCAAAGTCAAAGCCAAACGATTCCTCAACTACATCAAGATGCTAGAAGACAAGGCTGCGATGGTTGAAGCTGGCATTCCAGATCACGATGCGTTTAATCGTTTGGTACTTGAACAGAATGATGGCGCAAAAGATCCAGTGCGTAGACGTGCTCGTGGCCCTGGATTTGCCAGTGCCTTTCCTAACGGACAAGAGCGCAAGGTCAAACTGCGTGTGTATGAATATTTGCCACGTGAGAAAGAGATGGCCGCTGAAGACTATCGCGAGACCAAAAAACTGTATCCTTTCACCTGCCGTGTAACAGAGATTCATCTTACAGAGAATTCAGGTACACTGATTGCTTCTAAGACTCAGCCCTGCGTTGTAAATACCGCATACATGGGCCGCGTTGAAATGATCCATATGGCTAGACAAGCGGCTTAATAGGGGTTGCCAAAGTGTCAGCCTACCACTAGACCCTGCAACACGCCTGGGCACTTCGTAGGTTGACACCGAGGCTTTTTGGCAGTATAATTGACACATACACACAAACAGGAGCGAGTAATGAAAGAACTAGATACTAAAGACGCAGGCGGGTTTGCATTTGCAGCCGCAATGGATGCACAGCGTCAAAACTCAAACAACAAGAGCACCTATTCACAAGATCAGATCCGCAAGGCTCTCTCAGTAAGAGACCTACTTGATTCAGCGTTCAGCTACAAAAGTCTCTACATCAACTATCGCAAGAAGTTCATAGCAGTCAAAGCAGAAGGTGCTAGAGCTAGAGATCGTATGGCTAAAGAGGTCGTTGAGTTATTCGAAAGCAATGGCTACAATGTGGCAGCTACGCCACAGGGCTTGATCGTGCGTATTGCCAAATAATGGTTGACACATTAGCCAAACTGCCGTATAATTACTACATACACACAAAGGACACTAAATGACTACTAGACAAAAGGCTTTATCTTTCCTGTACGCAGGTATTGTGCTACTGTTAGGAGTTGTGGGCGGCATTGAAACCAGCCCAGATCTACTGTCAGGCGATGGCGCATACCTAGGCCTGTTTGCACTGGTAGGCATAGGCTTTATGGCCCTGGGTGCATCATATGCCAACGAGGCAGCATCAGAATGATTACTATACAAGGACTTACTCACAAGCAGAAGGTGCTTATGGATGTGATGTGGGCTATGGATTCAATGCCCGCAGTTGAAGCATTCATCAAGAGCCTGCCCAAACGTGATGGCCAGGACTGTGCTAGCCTAGTCACTATCGCTGTGCAGGAAAGCCTAGAACAAGATAACAGACTGGATCTCTATGAGCAGGATACTCTTGACCTTATTGCTCGTGTTAGCAGCCGCTAGTACTGCGGGCTGTGCTGTGCAGGACAGGGCAAAGCTGTTGCGCCCTGCGGGCACAGCGCCACATGACCCGCCACAGGGCCGCATGTTGTTCGAACAGATACCCAATTGGGATGACGCTGCCATCAGACGGTGCGGCAGTCACCTGAGACCCGATGAGATGAA